CACTCCATGTAACAGACTTATTAGTTGCATTGCTTGGTGATACCGTAGCAGTCAGCTGTGCAGATTTTCCGGCATTCAGTGTCAGTGTCGTCTGGTCGAGTTTAACTCCTGTAACCGCTATAACGGTCGGTGCGACAGGCGCTGTAGTATATCCTATTCCAAGATTTCTTAGTTTCTGATCAATAACTGGGCTGTAAAATGTGCGATACCATGATTCTACTGGATGCACTCCATCACCAACACCGCTATTTGCATTACGTGTATATTTGCTCTTATTCTTAGATGTCATAGCAATTTGAGAACATTTTCTCATATCAAGGTATGGCATATTCCATTTATCACAGATTTCAATTGCTTTTGAATAGATACTATCCACGTAAGAGTTGTCTTTTGCGAAGCTGTGTGGAATAATATATAAATTTAACCGCCAGAGGATACCTGTCCATGATATGCTGCAATGCACTTTCTAACGCTCCACAAAATGTTCTCGTATTGTATGAAGCATCATATCCGGATTCGATAGAGCCGACCGGGATGCTGCTATTGATATCATTAACTCCACCGTCGAAAATTATTGCATCCGCTGCACCAGTGTAATTTTTAATCTGCGTTACGATTGGCGTATGTGACGGATTGGATGTCACTGCCATATTAGCACCAGACTCTGCCTTATTAATCCACACAGTATCCGTATACTTTTCTTTTAATGGCTGGATGATTCCTGTTCCCTCTTTCCATCCCCATCCTGCTAATATACTGTCGCCAAATGCTACAATTGTCTTGTTTTTATACGGATTGGTGAGTGTCTCATCAATCTCAACTGGATGCTCTGTAAGATATGTGTTTACATACTCCTGCATTGCTTCCTTTGTTGCAATCTTTTCAGCCTCGCGCATACGATTCAACAACTGCGTAATGATATCCGGATTCCGTTCCACCACCTCGTCTTCGGCTTCCAGACCTTCCAGTACGGTACCTTCTGCAAGGGTGGTATTCCATTCCGAAATTGTTCCATCTCCCTTTTTGGCGCACACAATGAACTTAACCTGCCCTTTGTACGCTACTACATCTGGACCGATCAGCCATGAAAACGTTATATAGTCACCGTCCGTCTGTACGTCCTCTACCAAGTACGGATATTTATCTCCGTTGGCATTTTGATAGTTAATGTACAAATGCATGGTAGACAGATCTATGTTATTCCCTACGACTTTCGGACACCGGAAATGTTTTCTTTCAGTGTTTCCGTCATTTGCTACACCGAACAGCTTTTCGGATGCCGGGACTGTAATCACACGGGTTTCCGGGTTGATTTCAAAAATGTCGTTGACCGGTTCGACCACCGATGCTGCTAATGCTTCTTCTACGGTCATGATTGATACACCTCCACTTCATTCGTTGTGATACGATATCCTGCTTTTCCTCCTACCAGATATACTTTCCAACATTTATATCCCGTGATTTCGTCCGGTACGGCACATTTGCCATTCACAATCGGGACAGGATATTCCTTGTCGTATCTGGAAAAGACGGCTGCTTTCTTGCAACCGTCCCATTCTGAATCGAAATTATATTCTGTATGCAGGTATCCCTTTGTTCCGGCCACAATACCAGAGAAATCTCCGTCTTTGCTAAGGTTCTGGCCGGTCACCTTAAACTGTAATATTCTCATCTATGCCCCCTTTGGAAATGCACACCAGTTAACCATAATAGTCAAACTTGAATTGTTTCCGTTAACAGTACGAACAACGAAACTACTGGCGGTCGTACTTAAAACCTGTACTCCGAACGATTTTGTATTTTGTGATCCACCGGATAGCGATATCACCACGACAGGTGCTTTCGAAAAAGTTTTTCCAAATTTCACAGAAGTATCTTTGTAAGAATTTGCCCCGGTTTCGATTATTGGTGTGGTTCCATAGACCGGTAATTTAGCAGCCAATTCCTTATTTTTCTTTGTGATCTGCGAAATGTTCCCAATCACGTCAAACATTGCTGTTACACTAACTATATTAAGTCCCTTAAGTTCAACTCTGTATAATGGAAAATCCGCTTGCATCGCTCCTGTTAATATATCTCCGTCAATTGTTGCAGGTGCTGCAGCTGTCCCGGTAGAATCTTCTCCCTGAATCACTGCCAGATCAACCGTTTCTTTTCCGGTGCTGTCTTTTGTGTAACGGAACACGATCAGATCAATTCTGTTCGTGCCGGAATGTCCGTTGTTAATTGTCACCAGTGCACTGTCATTTGCCGGAATTCTTACATGCCGTCCGTACATAACCGCATCACCATCACTGATTTTCACAATATTGTTCGACTGTACTTCTGCTTTGAATTGGCTGCCATTTTCCAATACATATTTTGCATTTCCGAAAATACCAGCAAATAACGCCCCGTCAGATTCTGCACTGACTGCGCGTCCCGTATCTCCAGTATCAAGATAATTTGCCATTATTCTTCACCAACCTTATATGTTATCGTTTCAATACCATTTTTTATTTTTACAATTTCTTTTGTTATCGGTTCCTTCAATACTATCCCAGTCGCCCGGTTCCTGCCGCCAACAATATCACCGATATCTACATCAAGTTTCTGAAAAGATGCCGATACAGAATCTGAACTTTTTAATTCCTTAAGTTTTTCGATTCCTTTCTCTTTCAACTCAGAACTGGATCCGGAGTTTCCATAATCATATATTTCAGCTATTTCATATTCCCCGAAATATGCCTGCTTTTCTGTTATCTCACCATTCTTACCTACATACAGATCAATCACCGTTCTGGCTGCCAACTCGCCAGCTCCGAGACAGATCAGGTGGTTTGTCCCGCCTTTTTTCTTTTCGATTATGATTTTCATTCCGTAATCATCAGAATACTCATATTTCTCTGACAAATCGCTGATTGGGATAGCTGATATATTCACACAAGATTCCTTATCATCATAGGTGATTTTCAGTTTTGCCCCGGCAGAGGACAGCATCTTCACAATACCGGAATAAAAATCAATGTATCTCGGAAACTGATAGCTACTTATCTGTATCCCGGAAGAGTCCGGAACCACAAACAGATCTACCAGATCACAGCGTTTTATCAGCAACGCAAGAATGTCATTTGCATCCCCAGATACCGTCAGATAATCTTTTCCGGTGTCTGGTCCGATTACCTTCTTTTCCATAATACCACGCCAAGATCGCCCAGAATAATATACCTTAGATTTATCAGTATCAACTTTTACATCATCTACAATACCGCCGTATTCTTCATTTTCAACATACCAGATACATCCGGCACTCATGCAGTGATTTCTCACGTTCATCTGGAGCTCGAAGTCATTGTCACCGCCAAGTTCCAGATCAATCGAATACTTTTCAAGGCTCCCTTGTGGAAGCCTGTTTATGTCTGTATACATTACTTCCACAACGGTTCACTCCTTTTGTCAATCAAAATTAAGTCGAACGAGAAACTACCATCCCACGCAATAATCTGTGTGCCGGATACAATTTTCTCAAAGATATAATATTCTTTTGCGGCAGACCAAAGAACATTTTCCGTATACCCGTCAGTGTGTATCAGGCTTACTGTCCTTTTTCTGGAATCAATTTCTAGTCGTTCACCAGCATTCAAGGAAACATTCACTTGATAGGTATTATCGCCAATCTTCACAAGTGGTTTTGACACGGGACCGTATATTCGCAGCACAAAATCAGATTCCGTAATACTTACATTATTGATTGCAGAGGATGACACCTGATTCAGATAATAATACCCATATTTATAGGGATACTTTTTTAAATCATCCATCTCAACAGTTTTACCTTCTGTTTTAAGAAAATTAAATTCTTTTTCCTGTACCCAGTCCGGCTGATCAGTTGCAATAGTGACTTCGATTTCAATATATCGCTTTGCAATATACCAGTTAGCTTTTTTTGATGCTGTAATATAGCAATTCAGATAGTATCCATCCTGATACAACCTTCCTGCCTGGTTTGCAAGGATATCCGCTTCGAAAATCCGGAAGACTGCATTTCTTTTTGCGATCCCTTCTTCTTCTGTAGCTGCTGATATGATTATTTTCATCTTCTTCTCTTTAACGCCCTTACGGAAGTTGGTTATCTCATCATAATCCGTATCATATTCCCATTCATAATTTCTAAGCTCAGAATCTGTGATATAAATGCCACCTGAACCAAAGTCAATACTCTGATTCAGGTGATTCACATACTTTGCTGTATCAAGCATATTTTTTCACCAACCTTGCAATTTCTCTGTTATCAAATTCAAGTTCTACTCCATTTGTCAGAACGTCGATCATAAGTTTGTACAGTCCGCCGTTACGCATCCAATTATAGATGGCTTCCAGTAATGCCTGAATTGCTCCATCATCCCTGTTTCCGCTGTTATTTACAGCATCCTGTATCATGTTCATCAGACTCTGCGTTCCAACTACTGTCTCGCTTCCAGCTTCTCCGCCAGCCATAAGCTTATTTGATACCGCATCATAGCCAAATACTGTAGGCCTATTCATAATCATTCCGGCATCCATAGCCTTAGCATACCAGTCAATAGAGAAATGCGGCACAGATGGTGGATCAAGACTAAATTTCCCTTCGATTTTCGGATGTGGCAATTTTAGCTTTGGGAGTGACCAGCTAAAGTTCATGGCGCTCTTGATGTGATTGATTGCACTGCTCACAACGCTCTTTATCCCATTCCATACACTACTAAACTTGCTCTTGATACCACTGAGCACGCTAGATACAACCGAACCTGCAACATGAAGCCCGGATGATATAACAGACTTGATTCCGTTAATCGCACTTGATACAACGCTCTTTATCCCATTCCATACACTCGTCATTGTGCTTTTTATAGAATTCATTATGCTTTTAACAGTACTTAAAATCGCATTTA